TCGTTCCCCTGTTCGATACGGGCAGAGACTTCGGCGGAAATCTGGTCGGCCTGAATTTTCAGTTGTGCCCGGGTTTCTATAAACTGACGTTCTACCTTACGTGTTTCGTGGGATTTATAGGGAACGGATTCGTCAATTTCCTCAGTGCCGGGGGCGGAAACATCCGCGCGTATCATTTTCCCGTAGGACTTTGACACGCTGTAAATGCCGCCATAGGTTCCTTTAACCTGAACCGCGTCTCCAATCTCCGCCGCTGGGTCTAAGATTGCGCCTGTAGCCGTATACGTCTGGTAGGAATAGCCGTTGATTCTGGCCAACATATCGTTTGCCATTTTCTGAGTTCCGAAAGGGTTTTCGGAGATCAGTTCCTTGCCGCTGTCTGTACCCGCCGTATACTCCACGCCGTCAGCAACCTTCAACGTGACGCGGCTGTACGCGCTGAGTGGGTCTGATATTTTCAGGCTGTCGGCGGCAGACCCTATGATGAACTTATCAAACAAGGATTCTGACACCTCCAAACGTGATCGCTCTGTTATCACTTCCGCCAACAATCAGATAGTTGGTTTCCTTCGGAAGCCCCGTGAGCGTGACCAGCATCAATTCTCCGGTGGCCGTCATAGCCCAGGAACCGGTGTACATTGCGCCGATGTAGCCGATGACCTCGCGGCAGCTGTACCCGACAGGGTACGGGATTTCGTAACCAGATGTCACGATTTGATATACACGGCTATCCAGCGAGATGCCGACTGCATCGGAAATCTCTTTCAGAACTTCAATGTCACTTGCAGGCCAGTTAAGGGAGGATTCTGCCGGATAGTCTTCTTCCAGAAGAAGCATTCCGTCGTATCCGTGGAGCGTTAGTTTTGTCCGGTCGCCGATTTCTCCTTCGCTCCGTTTGTCAATGTAATACTTTCCTTGTGGCAGCCATTCAGAGGCGGCATTCTCATTTGCAGCTCTGATATATGGCCGAAGAAGCGCACGTTTGGGGATATCACCATAGGGATGAATCATTTCAACGTTAATCTCACCGGCGCAGGTTTTTCCAACGTCAGGAGAATCGGAAAGAAGCGGTTGCTTCTGCTCCATGGATATCAGCAGTTCTTCACCGTAGCCGGTTTCGGCGCCACCGCTATCTACCAGAATGCGCACTCCGCCGAACGTGATTGCGCTTCCGCTTTTGTCAATAAGCTTTCCGGTATCACCGATGCAGAGGCGGTTTTCAAACCAGTGGTTGCCAGCTACAATGTCCCGGTATGCCTGTGATACGTTCTGCATAAGCGCTCGTCACCTCTCAATCAGGGGAAAGGTAATGCCGCTCCACCAATCGTCTTCCGGCTTCTCTATCAGGAAAGATGCAGGGTTATTGTTGGAGTACATGGTCACATTGTTGCGGTACCCGCTCATAGGGTCGTAGTAGTCCACGGTCACATATTCCGGGAGAATGGTATGCAACACGGTCATAGCTTCCTCAGCCTTTAGCGGGCGGCAGGTGATGTCCAGACGGATTTTGGTTGTCACCCGGCCACGCTGCATTGTTCCGTCCATTGTGCGCCCGGAATTGGGGGCGTCAATGTCGTTGCGCTGCCACTTTACGCCCTGTTTGGCGATGAACGGCATGAAGTCCACGCCGTTTATCTTGAGCATCATCTTCATGCCGTTTTCACTCCTTTCGCTTATCCATACATTCTTGCGTTCCTGCGCTGGGCATCCCGGACAGCCCGGTCAAAGTCATATCCGCCGCCACCTCCGTTGCCCTGATTGCGCATTTCCGCGATAATCTGCTGAGCGACAGCATAAATAGCGGTAACAACGTCATCATTGGCTTCCCGAACGCCGTAGGTGATCCCATCAACGATCTGGTCATTATTGGCAACCGCTGTCCGTCTGCCAATAGAGCCAACCATTTCTGCGCCCGCTTCACGGGCTATAAAGAGTTGGCCTTGATCTACAAAACCGCCGTCGGCATAGCGCGGAATGGAAACTGTGGGAATCGCCGAGATGCCGCCCGTATATCCGATGGTGCGCATAAGCGCATTTACAGCAGATATAATGGTATTTGTTGCGTAGACAATGGAGTTAAGCCCGGTCGCCATGTTACCTAACACGTTGTTCCAGTAACCGGCAAAGGAAATACTCACGCTTGACCAGAGGCTTGTCCATCCATTTAAGAACCGATTGGCGAACGTATTCTGGGCTGCCAGAATATCGTTGAACGCCGCTGTAAGCTTGGGCGTTTCCGCAACCATTCCCACAGAGAATCCCGTAACCAGTTTTGAACCAGCATCTTTCAGGTTTGTAAAGATTCCAGTAGAAAGCTCGATGGTTCCCGCGTCACCGGTCAGTTGCTTCATCGTGGTCATAAATGTGATATAATCGGCCAGAAGCGTTACCGCCGTCTCTAATTCCCCGTTCGCAGTGGTAAGCTTTTCATTTAAAACGGAGGCGTCACTTGCTACGGCTCCGACCTTATCCGCAAAATCACGAATTGGATTCCCTGCGAAAAGTTTCCTAAACCCGCCGACAATGCTGTCCCAAGTGATGCTGCCCATGCTATCGGTGTAATTGGAGATTTCAGACGCCAAATTGGTCATGAATACCGTGAAATCATGTGTGTCGGATGTAAGCTGTGGAAGCGCACCATTCAGGTCTCGCATAGATGGAGCCAAATTGTCATTAAGCTCGTCTGCAACCGCGACAAGGCTTTCCGTAAAAAGTATGAACGCGCCTGCCAGCTCAACGAGGATTGCTGTTCCAAGCCCGATAGCCAACGGGAGCAGACCCGCACTTGCGACAGTAGCCGCACCGAGAGCGGCAGTCACTACGCCGATACCGACAAGAAGGCCCGTACCGATACCTATTGCAGCAGCGATATCCTCGCCATTATTCAAAACGGGTTCCCACGCCTTGCCGATTTCGTCCAGCCCTTTTCCGACGCCCCAAATTTCTGCAAGGAACAGGGCGGTCGCAACTCCTAGTTCCAGAAGAATAGCTGTTCCTATGCCGACATTCAAAGCTACCGTTGCTCCTGCAGTGCCAAGGGCATAGCACGCGACGCCAATAGCGGCCATAAGTATGGTTCCGACGCCAACAGCGATGGCGACCGTTCCAGCATTGTCAATGACCGGTTGCCACGCTTCGCCGACCTTGCTCAGTTCCCAGCCAAGAACCGCGATCGCGCCAACGAAGATGATTGCGCCAGCGGCGACTTCGGCAAGAATCCCAACGCCAAGACCGATGTTTTTTGCAAGGCTAAGCATTTTGGGGCTTAGGCTTCCACCGATTGATTCTCCGAGATTCCCTGCCGCTTCTGCCGTCTGAGATACAGATTTTGCGGCGTTTCCGGCATTGGATATGCCTTTGAGCTTGGAGAAAAGGTCAAGAGCAGTGGCAATGCCACCCATGATTTGTATTGCGCCGATCAAAAGCGTTGCTTTATCAACGCCGCTCCAATCGCCCTTTTTAATTGCTTCCCAGTTGGCAGCAATTTCTGTTATGACGGAGGAAAGCCCTTGAATAGCCATTGCCCAGCCTGAAACATCTAAGCGCTTAGTGAAAAAGCCAATTCCAATCGCAACGGTTGTTAATCCGCTAATGGCGTTGTTGGCATTGTCCCAGTTCACCCCATTGTCTGCAATGTCCTTTATGGCACTTACAATTTTGACAACGCCCTGCACCAGTTTAAGTGCACCGGCAATATTGTATTTGCCTTCCCACAGCGCGATGTCGCCGACCATTCCCGCAAACTCGCTTATAAGTTTTGAAACGTTGGAGAAGTTTGCTCCGTTCTCCTGAATGTCTTTCAGGGCTTTCATAAACTCGTTAAGGTCGGCGATAAGACCGATTCCGCCAAGCGTGAGAGAGCCAACCTTAGAGATGTTTTTGAAAAAGCCGGAAAGGGTATCTACACCGCGTATAAGCGATTCGGATATCTTCCACGCCAAAAATATCGCGGCGATGCCCTCCGCAATTTCTCCGATTTCTTTCAGGTGGCTTGTAATCCAGTCAACGAACGGCTGTAGCTTCTTTTTCCAGGCATCAATCTTTTTCGTTACGGCATTTTCCAGGAAGTCATATCCAGGAGTGGGGAAGCCCAGACCTCCACCGCCGCCTCCTGCACCGCCTCCACCTCCGCCATTGCTCTGGTCGGGGAGAACATTCAGTTCGTCAAACCCGGCAAGGTATCGTTTCAGTTCCTTGGCAGACCCGGCGGCACTGTCCATGTTGTCGGCAATGGCACCGCTCCCGGCAGAAGCGCTCCCAATCGCATCCCCCCATTTCGGGGACTTTACCGTTATCCCGAACAGGGTGGCAATGGCCGCTATGATTTCCTGCAAGGCGCTTGCCACGGCAATAGCAATTGGCAGAACCTTCGTCAGAATCGGAATAAAGATGTTTCCTACGGCACGTGCAGCTTGTTCCAGCTCCGCCCGTAGCACCCGCAGCATGTTTGCCGGATTTTCCAGCGTCCGCGCCATATCTCCTTGCACCTGCGTTACCTGCGTCATCATGGCGTAGTACCGCAGCTGGGATTTCTCCGCCTGCGTCATGCTGGAAACGCTCTTGTCAATTCCAAGATTCAAGCGTTCCTGCTCCAACCGGGCAACAGACAGGTCGTAGCCCAGCCGCCGCAGAGGTTCGAGTTCTCCGGAAATACCGGACTGAACCTTCTGCATTGCCGATTCAAAATCGATATTATAGAAGGAGGCAAGGTCATAACCCAACTGCGTCAGGTTCTTGGACATAAACGCCGCCTTGTCACCAGCCACACCAAAACCTGCGATAATGGTGTTAAAGACGCCCTGATTCCGCATCCATTCAGCGGGGTCAATGCCCATTACCTCAGAAACCTTCTGGGCGTAGTTATAGGCTTCCTCGGCGTACCTCCCCATTGAAACGGTGAACAGATTCAAATCCTCCGTATACTTGGACGATTTTGCAATTGCGATACCCTGGAGCTTTGCCGCCGCCCGGTATATGGCCGCAAAGCTGATTGCTTTGAGCGCACTGTTCCAAGCATTTGTGCTTGTGGTTGCCCGCCTTACCGTACCGTTGTACTGCTCCGTCGATGTAATCAGCCTTTGAATTCTGCTTGGAAATGCCGAAAACCCGGAGGAAACCTTGTTCATTTCATCCGCAAATGGCTTCATGGCCGAAGCCAAGTCTTTCATCTGCTGAGTGAACTTATCAATATCCGCTTTCTCAAGCTCCTGGATGACCTCTGGTAGCTTTTTCAACTGGTTGATGAAGGAAGTCATATTAGACCGGCCAAGCTCGGACAGAGGCTGCAATCCGGATGCCAGATTCCGCAGTTTTTCTCCGGGGGTGTCGGGCAGATTGGTGATTGCTTGATTGATGGCCGCCAGCTGGTTTCCAATGGACGCGGAAATTTTCAGGCTATCCGTCTTGTCTTTCAGATTGCCCAGGGAGTTGCTAATGCGGTTTATCTTGTTCGCAAAATCGCCGGTATTCATGTTGTTCACGGCATTCTTGATCTGCGAAATTCCTGCTGCAACTTTGGAAAGGGCAGTTGTGGAACCGCTGATCGACGTTTTTAGCTCTGTCAACTTTTTTGCCAGAACCTCCACCCCTGCGGATGCCGCGGCACTGTCATTCACAATCTGAAACTCAATGCCCTGCATTTCCACATTGTCAGCCATCCCCTTCACCGCCCTTCTTCTCAAATTTCTTGTTGATGGATACCATAAACATCTCCATCATGGCTTTCGCCTTTTTGTCGCTCTTTTCCTGCTGGGTCAGCTGCTTTTCTCCACTACCCGCCGCTTTCCGCTGCCCAGTGTGCAGCTCAAAGGGCTGCTCCCGGTAGGGAATCGGCTTCGGCGGCTTCTTGCTGAAACTGAATCGAAGAACCGGGGCGGCATCCAGAAGGGCTTCATAGTAATAAGCCCCTTGCATCCACATATCCTGATTCTTCAAGTCCCGTTTGATCTTGTCAGCTTCCCGGTAGGCTTTCACCAGTTCCACGTCCTGATTCCAGAACTGGTCATAGGTCATGCCGATTGCAAGATAGTACGGGAATAACTTCTTGAAGATATTTGTGTAAGCGTAAGAGGGGGTAGGGGTCTCCCCACCCCCTCCGTTTTCGGAAAGAAGTTCGCTTACTCTACTGCTTCCCAGCCGGGGTTTCCCTCGTTTTCCTCTTCATCATCGGAAAGCAGGGTGTACACGGCCTCGGAGTACATTTCCGTCAGCACCTTCACAAGGCCGGACTTGTTACTCAGACCGTCGTAAATCTTGTTGATGGTAGCAACCTTGGTGTTGGGGTGATTTGCCGCAAAAGCGCCGCTGAACAGCATGGGGATCATGGTAGCGGGCTTGTCGCCAAGCTCATTGATGGAGAACCCGATCTTCTCCATAGCAGAAACCGTGGAGCGGGTGAATTCCAGCGTGTACTTCTTGCCGTTGTAGGGAATGCAGATTTTCTTAGCCATCGCTAATCCTCCTTAAAAATGTGTGGTCTGTGTTTTGGGTCAGGTCGCGTCGTCCAGCTCAATGGGCGTGGACGGGGCAATGGAAATGTTCAGGTCTACAACCTCGTTGACGCCGCCGCCGGTGGCGTAGGCGGTCAGCTGACCATCAAACTTGAACTTGCCGTTTTCGCCGTTAGGCGTCAGGGTACCGCCAGTCTCTTCGCCGCCGAACCATACGGCGTAGCTCTCGGTCTTTCCAGCCAGCGCTTGCAGCGCTTTGTAGTCAGCCAGAGTGTAGTTCGCGGTGAACGCCAGCGCATCCAGAGACTGGATGCCGGCGATGTAGGTCTGCATCTTGTCAGACAGGGTAGTGGTTTCCAGCATCTCCGGATCGCCGCCCAGATCAGGGAATTCCTTGATGTCAATGAGCTTTTCGTAGGTGTTGCCGGTGGTTCCCTTTTTCATCAGGAAAACTTTATACGTGCTTATGGCCATGTTTAATCATCCTTTCGTTGTAATAAAAACGGGCTGCCTCCTGTGAAGCAGCCCTTCGGCTCTCTTTCCGCCCTTACGGAAAGGTAAAGCATATTTACCTGCGGTAAATTGTTCCGCCGTCCGTCTCCGCCCGATACCGGGCTACCAGACGGTAAATCGTCCCGTTTTCCATATTCGGAACAGGGGACAACGAAATTCGCGTGAAATTCCGTTTGTAGAGCATTTCGTCTATAACGCCCATGATCTCCCGGCAGGCGCTTTTCTTGCTCCCCGCCTTGTCGGAGTAGACATTAACCTCGTACATCAGCGTGGAAAACTTTTCCCGGTCGCTGCTGTCCAGCCTGTTCGCGGACATATAATTGTCCTGCTCTACGATGCTTACATAGGGGAATTTTGGAGGAGCGTTCACATATTCTCCGGATACCGAAATGCCCTTGAAGCGATTTCGCAGAGCCTCGGCAATGGGGGTATAGATCAGCTTTTCAATATCAATCAAGCCCTGAACACCTCCATAACGATTCTCGGAAGCTCCTGCTCAATCGCTTTTCTCGCTTCATACATGGGCATTGCAGGAGGATTTCCGTATGTGTGGCCGCCGCCCTTGTCTTTGGGCAGATACCAGCCTTTGGGATCGTCCCAATGACCTTTCCCGTCCGGGTAGGTGCCAGCCCCCATGCCAAACTCCGACGCTTCCGGGTGTCCGGTTCCGTAGGTGATACCGGCTCCAAATTCAATGAAAAGAACGGATTCCCCATCGGCCTTTACGGCGTAACCATTCGGGATTGCCACGACGGACACGGTTGCATCCCTCATCCCGGTGTAAACAGCCCGTGAGAACCGGATGGAAGCCACAGAAGCGCCCAGCATTGCCAGCCTTTCGGCCAGTTCCTTTGCCTTGTCCTTCTGCCAGCGTTGGTATTCCTTCAATTCGTCCCGAATCTTCTGAATGCCGGAAACCGACAGCGGAACCACGATTTTCTTGTAGCTCATGATACACTCACCTTGCTTACGGCGTAGGAGATGAAATTCTTAGATTTGGCCACTCTCTTTACGATGTAGTCATACAGAGGGTTGCCGCCGTCGTCATACTCCGGCTCTTTGTCAATGAATAGCACGGTGTTCTCGTCAATGGGGCAGGTTGTATCATCCGTCAGAATAACCTTGTCATACCCGGCAAAGTTACCAAACTGTTCCACCTGCGCAGACCCGGCAGCGGCGGACACGTTCGCACGCATTTCCACCGCAGGGAGGTATTTCACCACAGCCCCGGTTTCGTTTCCGTACTCGTCATAGACAGGCTCTCTGCTGCCGTAGAGAATATACCAGAATGTGGACTTGTATTTCTCCATAATCCGCATTACAGTACCCCCGCCATCGGCACGATCTGCCGCATAAGGCTTTCTGGCACATCCGCGCTTTCGTAGCTTTCAGAGTAGCCGTTTTCGCTATGGGACAATGCCCCCAAGCTACCACGGCGGCTTAACAGGTACACAGCAATCTCCACCTGTAGATAGCTGTACTGCTCCGGAACCTCCATAATGGAAGGGTCAAACGGGTATGCCCTGCGGCAAATCTTACTTGCCGCAATGCCAAGGTAGGCAGAAACCGTGCTTTCGTCGGTTTCATTCGCCATGGCTTTTACCAATGCGTTTTTTTCGGCTTCCTGCACGGTTTCTTACCTCCTTTCATTCTACGGGTTCTCCCGCTTTCTTGCGTGGTTTCTTGATAACGGGAATAGGATTATTCTCCGATAAACCAAACTTGGTGATAACTTCCTCGCGGGTGAGCGGTACGGGGTCGTTGAGGGTATCAACGACTACCGTTCCCATCACCACAGAAGTGCTCTCCAGTTCGCGCCGGGTAATCACCTTGTCCTTTGCGGTAAAGCCCACGTTGCGAAAGTGATCTTCCTCGCGCACATACACTTTCCCGTCAGAAACATAGAACATGGTGAACCTCCTTAGCCGTTAGTGATGATCTTTGCCAGAGCAATGGTCTTCGGGTCTGCCACGATAGACCAGTTGGCAGATTCCGCAAGCTGAGCGTCCGTGGGAGAAGCGGTGTAGCCGGAAGTGGGTTTGGTAAAGCTGAAACCGTTGGGGTGCATGGTTTCACGGATACGAGTCACCAGAGCGTCATAGCCGCCGCCCTTGAGAGCATCACGGGTCAGCTCGGAAGGAACCTTCACAGGGGCGGGGGCGTACTGAATTGCGCCAAGGCCGAGGACGTAGGTGGTGTAGGTGGCCGCTTTCGCACTTTCTCCGCTGGTAGCGGCGGTGGAGGGGCAGCTGTCATCTACGACAACAGTCATGCCATTCACGGTGCCAATGCGGAGGGGGCGCTCAACGCCGTTGGCGTCGGTGTATTTCAGGAAGTCCAGCAGCTTCAGGCCAGCCATATTGGTGGCGACCTTACTATGCATGAACACCAGCCGGAAAGCGTCCTGATTGTCGCCCACGGCCTTCTGAATCGCATCGCCAATGGTGGTCGCGCCCATCTTGTTTGCGTCCGCAACAGTGGTGGACGCGGAAGACAGGTCAGTGATGTGGTTCGCCCAACCGGCAAACTCGCCGCTGCCGGTCACGCCGAAGACCGCATTCAGGATTTTCAGCATGATGGACTGGCGTTGCTTCTGCCAATACTTGGACACCTGAGACACGATCTGCTGCATGGGGTCGGCACCGCTGTTGTAATCAACGATGAAGTCCTTCTCCTTCCAGCCGTGGGCGCGGCCAAACACGATACCATTCTGAGCGCTGCCTTCGGGGTCGGTCAGGGTGATGTCAGTTGCGCCATCGTAGTTCTCAGGAGTGCCGCCAATGACTTTGTAGAACGGCAGCGTATAAAAGTCAGAGCCGTTGGAAATCAAGCCCGCCAGTTCTGCGTTCGGGGCGACAGCGCCGCTCTCAAACATCGCGGTCAGGGTGGGGTCTTTCGCATTTGCCCAGTTGTAGTTAAACAGCTCGGGGTCAAACGGAAAGCCAAGATAAGTAGCCATAATGTTTTACCTCCATAATCACTTCAAAATTGTTTTCCAGTCAGGATTGTTCTTGATAAACTCCATCTGGGATTTGGTGTCGAGTTTCAGGAAATCCGCCTTGGTCATTGCGCCGCCGGGGTTTCCATCCGCGCCTCTGGGCGTTCTTTTCAGCTTGTCCGCAATGACTTTTTGGGCGTATTTTTCCAAAAACGTCTGGTTGTTGGCAAAAACCGTAGCCATATCGCCGGATTCCATGGCCGCCGCAGTAGCGTCCGCAAGGGCTTCATCATAACCCTGAGCAACCAGCTTTGCTTTGTAACCGGCAACGGTTTTTTCCTTTCGCAGACCGGCCAGTTCCTTTTCCATGTTCTCCCACTTTTCGGCCTGCTCCTGTTGCTTCCTCTGCTCATCAGTCAGAAGCGCGTTGTGCTTACGCTTCCATTCCGCAGCCTCGGAATTGGCCTTAGAAAGGGCGTTTTTCTGCCTTTCCAGCTCTGCGGCGTTGTCCTCGTACTCAAAGCCCTCCAAAGCGGCAAGCTTCTGTTCCGGGGTCATGTCCGCATAACCTTCAATGAGATTTGTGTCGATTTTTGCCATAATTATTCCTCCTGCGTTTGGTGAGGCGGTTCCCTCCGCCGTGATCTCTGTTTTTTCGGGTTGTCTCCCGTCTGCGTTTTTGATAGAGCAGCTTCCCTGCTGCTGTTATGGAGGGCTGTACAGGCTTCGATCCTGTGACCTGCGGATTAACAGTCCGTTGCTCTACCGGCTGAGCTAACAACCCGTGTAACCCCGACTTACGGTGCCGGGTAACCGCTTTGCCCGTTTCCGGGTTTCGTCGCCGATAGAGAGGCCGTCGGCGATATATATGGCGCGAGGCCGATTTGAACGGCCTTCTGTGGGGGGAGAGGTGAACCCCACTCGCTGTCTGCCGCGCCAAATTTTAGTCTTCTATTCTTCATGTACTCGGCTTTTGGCCGAGGAAATATTTTTGTGGGACGGGGCAAGCTACTTTGAGCTATCGTGCGCTTATGTACACTTATCACACAATGCTGTTCCTTCTCCTTCGCTTTGGCTGCCTTGCGCATACGGCAGTTATCAGCGTGCTTGAATTGTCCAGCCCCCCGCTGGTTGTGGCAGAAAGAATCGAACTTCCATTACATGGGTCAAAACCATGTGCCTTACCTTTGGGCTATGCCACAGTGTAAAAAAGAAGGGCTTCCAATACCATTTCTGGTATCAGAAGCCCTTCGGCTGTTCTCTGCTCCCTAGAGCAGTCACAAATTATACCATTTGGTGTGGCTCTTCCGCGAAAGGTGCGGCGCTCTTTGCCAAACAGTCAGTTAACCTTCTTGCGCCGAATCTCAATGACCACGATCTGGCCTTGTTCGACTTTGATTTCCGCCTGATTCCGGCGGCGGATGATTTCCTCAATCGCCCGAATTTCCTTCGCCGTCACTCTGACCGCCGGTCTGGTTTCCGCTTCCATCGCCGTTCCCTCCGTTATGTGCGGCAAGCTTCGCCGCTTTTTTCTCCTGCTCGGCCATGTAATCCATGCTCATTCGGTAGGCCAACTGCGGGTCGGAAAATAACCCGCAATGTGTAAATGCCAATTCAGGGGCGATTTTCTCGCAAGCAAGCATCTGGGTTAGAACCGTTGATTTCTGCGCGATATTCTCATAATTCCGCCGCGTGAATCGGATTTCCAGTGCCGAGAGTTTCAGGCTCAGATGCCCCATGTCCCGGCAGATACGCAGCACCAGCTTCAAAAATTCCTTTTCGGACTTCTTGAAAATCAGCTCCGTGTCCTTGGCTCTGGCTTCCGCTGCCGACCAACCGTCCCGCATGATGACCGCCGACCCGGTGTCAGAGGTAGAAGTCCCTCCGTTCCGGTTGGGCATTCCACAGATGGTCAGCACCGTTTCATACATGCTGTCCACAAGTGTCTGCGTCTGGGTCTGGTTCATTTCAGAGGTCAGATATTGAATCTCCGCTTTCAGCGTGGCGTCAATATCCCTGAACTTGATTGCGCCCTCGTCCCGCAGTTTCTTGTAGTCCTCACTGCTGATGTCAACATTATGGAACAGCATCAGTGCTTGAACGAACTGCTCTACGCCGTCAATTCGGTTGCTCTCCGTCATGTTGATTGCGTCAAGCAACGGAATCACGATTTCAAATGCCCCTAAACGAGCCATGTTCGCCGGGTACTCCACAATCGGGATTCCCAAAATCTGATCTTCTGCGCGAATAACAGCCCATGTGTTCCAGACCTCGAAATACCTGGTTTCTGTCCAGCAGGAGAAAACGAGCGTTCCGTCCTCTTTTAGAACATACCGTACACCCATCATGGGCTTATGCCCAAGGCCAATAGAGTACACCACAAATGTGTATCTAGGGTCAAGAGTGAATATCTCAAAAGGAGCCTCGTCTTCCTCAACATCCGCCAGAACGTCCGGCAAAGCCATTCGATAAGAGGTACCGCAAGTGAAGAACCAATCGGCAAGTTCCTTATCCTTTTCCGGCTTGTCTTCGGACAGCATATAGTCATTCAGTTTCAGCACTTCGGAGGAAATGTCCTCGTCCCCACCACGGCTTACGTACTGGATTGGTTCGCCGACCTGATAGGCCGATTTGAAAGATACGATCTCATTTGCTCGGTTCTCCACAACCATGTTGTTGATTTCCGGGCGGACTTCCTTTACACGGTTAAGGATTGGCTGCTCTCCCTTGTAATACCAGTACAGGTAATCAATCTCTGCCTGATTTTGCAGGTGCGTAAACAGTGCCTTTTGTAGCACGTCGATGATATTCCCCTCGTTTATATCCGTAACCTCAGTGTAAATCACCCGACGCCCGAATAACCGTCTGCTCTCCGTATTACGCACCCCCCTTTTCCGGAAATCTATTTTCTCATTTACCATTATACCACAGTGGCGGATGGTTGTCTACTTAATTCTCGTTCGTAAACCATCGGCTACTTTCTGGCTAAAATGGCCTGCTGAAAACCTCTATAACCGCCCCGTTTAAGCTTTGGGCAAACTCAGCAAACATAGCCATTCCGTCTGGAACGTCATCGTGCTTATTCTTTCCCGCTACAGTGTAGGAACATAGCATATCCATCATCCTGCCGTAATCCGTGTTCCGCTTATACTTGCTTTCATCCAGAAACAGGCAGTGTTCCTTCACCCACGCCGAATTTACAATGATCTTTGTCTCTTTATTTGCCGTGGTGAACTTCGTCGTGATGTTTGTGATGCCACCCAGTTTCTTCACTTCGTCCTGAATCTTTTCAGCGATCCGGCGACCAGCGGAGTTACTTTCGAACCGACACATTTTCACCTTGTCCCGCACCAGAATTTCAGACAGTCTTGCATCCACTGTGTCAGGAAGCCCATTGTCGCAGATGCAGTCCCAAATATAGTAGTCCTGCCCATATACATATCCAACCGGCAGAAAGGCGTAGTCAGCGCCCTTGTCCTTGGTATCGCACACGCCGATAATGGCATCTGGTTTCTCTGCTGGCAGCTCAAAGAACCGCCGCAGCTCGTCAGGATGGTAGACAAGCCCCTCGCGTTCAATGGGTTGATTCTGATACAGCGCTTTCCAACTAACGCTATCCATAATATCCCGCTGTTCCCGGTAGAACTTGGTGGAGAACCCCACGCCAAACTCATAATCAAAATTGCTTTCGTCATCCTCGTTCATGGCCGGAATCCGAATGAATTTCGCCCGGGGGTTGTTCTCATATTCCCGTTCCAGCCGTCCGATCACATCATGCACGCTCCACCGGGTAGCAATATGAAGCTCTTTGCATTTGTCACCGATTTTACGCTGCCGCAGGTCGGTGGTGTAAGTCTCCCACAGCTTGTCCAGCCGCTCTTTGGATAGCGCGACCTCAATACCAGATACCAGATCGTCGCAGTACAGTAGGTTTGCCGCCCGGTACAGACCGGCATTGCCCGTTCCTATGGAGGTAAATTCCAGCGTCTCAAATCGCTGCCGCTTATCAAGGTCAATTCGGCAGTCCTTTGCGTTGGTGCTGGACACCTGAACGGCAGGGAAGACATCATGCCATAGATATTCACCCTTTGAGTCAAACAGCCGCAGACATTCGTCATACACGCCCCGCACAAAGGAATTGGAGTGGCTGCCCGTCAGATTCGGGTTGTTTGGGTCGCGTCCGGCAATCCAGGTCAGCAGGAAGATTGCAAGCGTGGTCTTTCCTACGCCGGGGGGCAAACTAACCGCCAGCAAATCCAGCTTGTCATCCCCGCACAGCGCTTGCAGCGCGTCCACCACGGGCTTTAGCTGCTTCTTCCGTGGCTGATAAAACCGCTTCTTCGCCTGCCTGTCCAGCTCCATATAGGTGAGATAGCTGTCAAAGTCATATGGAGCCTCAAACAATAGCCCCCGCCGCCAAAGGCTGTAGAATCCCTCCACCTGAGACATGGGCACTTTATCCATCATTCGGTCGCACATATCCTTCAATTGTTTATTCGCCAGATGTGCCGCCGTGAAATCAGTCTCAGCCCATGCCTGACACAGGGAAAACAGGTCTTCATATGCCCCGATATCACCCGGTCTGTTCTCGATAGCCCCCAGAATGGAGGCTGACAATTTCTCATAATCCATACTCTCACCTCACAGAGCGTCCGCTTGTTCAAATGCTTTCAGCAGTTTTGGAAACTGGATCGCAAAGAAGTCCACCATTTCCTCGTTCTGCGCCCAGCTGGAATTTTCTGCAAGGCCGCTTTCAAATAGAAATGCGTGAATGATCTCATGCCGCTTCACCTTATTTGTCTGAACCAGAAGGTTTTGCTTGCAATTTGGTTCCCCCTTGCTGTCTTCGTAATTTTCGACCAGCATCTCTTTCGTAGTTTCATCACAGAAACCGTCACAATCCTTGAGCCTTGGCTCTTTGCTTCCCCGAATTACCGTAAGCGTATATTCTGCTCCCAAAACGTCGATTTTCATAAATTCCCTCCTGATACAAAAATAAGGGCTGCCCGTGCGTATCTCAGCACAAGCAGCCCTTCGGCTATGGCTCCCACCTATGGGAACATTTATTCACTTATGGGTTTGCCCCCTATACATGCTTCATGATCTCTATCAGCACGAATATGGGGAACAGGAGAATCAAGAGAAATTCCATTTACTTTTTCACACCCTTGCATACTCCTGAATACCCGCAGTCAGAACAAGTGATGACCGTCTGATACGTCTGCGGAACTAAACCGTTTACGATTGCACCGATAACCAGCCCGAGTAAAGCTCCCACGATCAAACCGATAATTCCCAGGAACATCAGCCCAAACCCGCCGAATGTCATCACAAGTGGCACTGCCAGCTTTGGCTTATACTCTTTCGGTGTTGCCGTGACATTCGTGGAATTGCACTTAGGGCACCTACATACCGTATGTCCGGCTTCTTCCTCAACCTTTGTTCCGCACTGTCCGCAGTATTTTGCGCCGTCGGCTAATGTGCTCCCGCATTTCTTACAGAGTTTACCCACTTTGTCAATGTCTCCTTCCTTTACGTCCTCTTGCGCCTTTCCCGTCGTAGCCCTTCAAGAGTTCTGCAATGACGAATGCCGGAAACAGAATGATTAAAACTACCCACATATATTAACCCTCCCTGTATTGCTCAACGATCGCGTCTATTTTTGCTTTTACGGCCATCCACGAATTTGGAACTTTGTCACCCAGCAGTCCAGCGCCTGCAACCGGCATATTCCACCCTTTCCCGTCTTTACATTCTATGTAGAACTTAAATCCATCCTGAACGCTGCTGTATTTTGTGTTTGACACGCTTTTTGCGGTGGATGCGCCTACCACGGCTCCAACGGGGCCAGCAATGACACCGCCAATAGCTGCTCTTGTAATGCCGCCCTTTGTCTTTGTGTTCGTTGTGGCAACCTGGCGATATTCCGTTCCTATGTAGCACCCTTGAATGTCCCGGTAGTAAATCAGAACATCCCCAAACATAAGGGTTTCATTGTCATCACTAAACATAATCCTATCATTCGGGTCAAACTCGCTTCTCCAAAAACCAGTTTTTCCGAAAATCTGGCAGTTTGAAAACAGTTCCTCCGCCTCAAGCGTTTTCCTCGCCATATCAATCTTAAATAAATCAGGCTTGCGCTTCTTCTCCAATTTTTCCAGGTTCTTTCTTGCGAGGGAGATGCGTTGCTTATTGTCGTAATTGTCATATTTCCCCATAACTATCCCTCCTTCTGGTCAATCACGATCTGGTCAGCTCTTCTTGCTCCGGGCTTTCGCTCCTGAATGACTACCTCATAGCCGAGGACATCCAGCATTTCGACCGCTTTGTCGAAGGACATATTGGGGTTTGTCAGTCTAGCGCTTATGTCATTCCCCCGTTGTTTTCCAATCGCTTTTGCCATAGTGAGCAGAGACACGCTTTTCTCCTTCATTACCTGACGAATCGCTTTGCTTATCTGCATCGGGAACACCTCCTGTGTGCCTTTAATATACACTAGATATATTTGATTGTCAATAGGATTGCCAAAATAAAATTGGTGATGTGGCGACCGGAGGGAGCTTTTATATAGTTGGTTCTTGCCTTTTTGCTTTTTGGCGAATTTTTGAAATGTCGATTTTGGGCAGCATAAAAAATAAGAGAACCCACCGCAAAGGATGGCTCTCATTAAGTTGACATTATTCGGCAATCCGTGTATAATAAATTCCGTGGAATCCACCGTCCACGTCGAGTTTCCTGGCTTGCCATAGCCTACCTCCTTTGTAGACGGTGTACGGTTAAAAAGACGGTTGCCTGTCATCCCGCGAGTGCGGAATGGAGGCGTGTGTATAGCCCTCGCGGGAAATTTATTTCTCATGGAGGTGACCATACATAACTCTTCAAGATGTTTTCTGGATTGTGTCTATCTGCTGGATTCTCGTCCAAGCGTGGGACAAGTTCCATAACAGAAAGAAGTGAGCCGTCTGTTCACAGCAGAACGGCTCACGGTTGTTTGAGCGCTAAGCTCTCGACCTACTAACTTGTATGCTCGTGGCAACCGTCTGGGTTCCCACCGCAGGGGACATCTGTTACCAGCAGGTGTTCCCTGTGTTATTATTATAGACCTTTACAGAAGCGTTGTCAAATAATTTTTTAATAACTTTTTTAGATTTTTCCCACATTCCCAATCTTTCAAGACTTCCGTTTGGAGGTCTTTTTTTCTTTTTCGGGATTTTTCGAGAAGGAGAGGGGGCTTTTTATTTTTGCGAGTACTTGTGGGGCTAATCCCCGCCGAATCAGGCCGGCCATATCCCCCGCCCCCGGTGCTTTCGTGGGCTGCAATCCCTGCGGCCAGCTGGCGCAAAATGCCGGAAATCCCGTGGAACATGAAACGTTCGTGTGTCCGCGTGTGGCGTACAGAATTACTAGTTTTCTGCACCGTTGCAAATATGAACGCAACAAAATAAATATTTGGTTGCGTTAAAGCCTATAAATACACATATCAAAATACGATATTTATTGAAAATGTTCTGTTTTCTCCGCGTTTTGCGGTATTTTTATGTCCTTGTATCATGGACTATGCGTATGTTCTTATACTATAGACATTTCTTTCATTATGTGCGCGTATAAAACACTGCAAAATTCAAACTATATCGCCATAACTACACTAAAAATAATTTTTGGTTTCCTATTGACAACTTGAAATAATTAGTGTATAATACTCACGTAAACAAAAAAAGCGCCCCCGCAATCCTACCAAGACCAACGGGAGCGCACCACACAAGGGGCCCCGACATTATAGCACGGCCCCCACATAAAAACAAGGGGGAAATAAAAATGAAATTCAAGATAACCAGAAACGCCATTGTGAACGGGTCTACAAATGTTAGGTGTGCCGGGTATTGTGATCTGCAGCAGCTGCTGCACAACCACACGCCCATAGCATACACTAGCGGTGTGTACGGCTGGAATTTTGACGTTTATGACGTTTACGGCGTTACAATCTGCACCGGCTACAGAGGTATGCCGGGGCCACGGCTGGAAAAAATAGGCGAATACGAAGAAAAAGCCCGGGCTATTTTGAGTCGGGAAGATAAACGCCCGTTCGGAGAAAAGCAAGAAGCCGTTGAAAATCTTTTGAAAGAATTTTGTGAACTGAATGGGGGGCGCTGATAATGGCTAAAAAGGAATATTGCATGACCCACGAAAGCGTCGCCTATTACAGCGGCTTGAACGGCCTAGAAATCAAGGGCATTGAATACGGCATCGACGATTATATTTACTGTGTTTCCGGGGCGTGGGGCGGTGGTAAAGGGTATCACCGTTGCAAGGTTCAATATACCCGTAACGGCAGGGCATTTTTCCAGGTGCTCGGGCACCGGGTGCCGTTGGACGAATGTATCAGAATGGGGGCGTAGCCGTGGCATTACTTGCAATTCTGTTTTTCCCGCTGCTAGTTCTGGCGGAGCTGCTGAAAATAAGCAAATAATCTTCAAGCCGTCCGAGCATTGCCCGGGCGGCTTTTCTTTCTGTCCGCGTCCAGATCAGGCGCGGCGTTGTCCGTTTGCCCTGCCAACGTGGCGGGGCTTTTCTCTTGCTATGCCCTGTAAGGCTCTCAGCGGCTTTTTAAGCGGTTTTTATTCCGGCAATATAAATTAACGTTAACAATCGTTTCCTCCTTAAATTGGGCGCGTATGGACGCCACGCAATGCCGTGCGGCATTTTATGCAGCGTGTAAAGCGTTCAGCGCCCGCCCTTGCCCCGTTTCCCGTGCCGGATATGCCAGGGCAACCCCGCAGCTTTTCCCCGGCCTGTCGCTTTCTGCGCCCCCCCGGCGTTCTGCCATCTGCAGCGGTGCAGGAGCGCCGCCCCATAAGCTGCCCCGGCCCCGGTCAGATTTCCCGGCAGGTTTTTGTGCCAGAGCTGAAAACCCCCGCAAGGCTCCCAGCTCGTGAGCCATAGTCGCAAAGTCGCAGCCGAAAATTCCCGTTTCATAGTCGCAGAAAGTCGCCCCGAAAGTCGCAAGACCTCCGGGGCGTTTTCATAGTCGCTATAGTCGCTGGGTCAAAGTCGCTGTTATAGTCGCTCGAGCTTCCGACCGCACACTGGGCAAAAATTCCAAGTCACCGTCATTTGCCGCCCGCTATGGGCAACCACGGTGAATGTTTCCGGTTTGTTCACACACTCTCTGCAAAAGTCGCAGGCGGGTTTCCTAGCACCGCCCTCCATCAGCATCCGGATTTGGGCAACCTCTGTACACATTCGTTCGATGGCGTATTCCGTCGTTTCTCTCATTCCGTTCCACCCTCCGCGTCAATGATAGTCGCACCGCTCCCGCGAACATCTTCCAGATACTTCTGCCGCAGCTTCTCCGGGTCTGCCCGCTCTCCAAGCGGATTATCCGGCTTTAAGACCACTTCCTGCTGGTCTGTGTAGTTCATATTGTTTTTCATCAAAAAAATTCCGGCAACGGGGTTAATCTTGCCATTTTGCATGAAATCCTCCATCTGAGCGTTGATTAAATCCCGTGCTCTTTTAATGGTGTCGCGCACAGAGTCGCTTAAATCCCTGCTTCTAGGCTGATTATTGCACCATCTCCACATGGTCATTCTATCCACACCGAACGCCAAAGCGAATCCTGCAAAGGTAGGTTTCATATCATTCTTAGCACAAAGGTCAAAATAATCGAAACATCTTTTCTCTACAGCTTCCAGATTGTTCATATCCGGTGTTTTCCACTTCATGATAGTCATGGAATGGTTAATGTACTTGGTATTGTCTCCTGGTTCCAGATCAGGAACTTGATAAGGCTTCTTTTTGAGTTTATTGCTTTCCGCCAAAGTCGTTGTCCTCCTTTACTATCTTAGTAGATTTTTAGTATATACTTTACTATAACACATACACACTACAATATATAAGATTTATATATTATATATTAAATATATCTTGTTAATAAGATAGGCTCACATTTCTATCAGCGTGAACTTGCGCTTCTTTTTAAGGAACTTCCCCGTGAAGGTTCCGTCCGCCGTCCTGCCGCCGTTCACGAAAATAATGCTGTCCTCCATGCGGCCAATATAGACTTGATATTCCTTCCCGTCCACCTTCAAGGTCCCTGTATACTGGTCCTCATCAAAGTCAGTGCTGCACCACCGTTGTATTTCGTCCCGCAAAACGGACGCATGCAGCCTGTGATGACAGCCCCGCAGTTTATACATTTCATCTTTGCTCCCTCCTCACACCGACACCAATTCCAGATTTACCCGCAGCGTCGGCTCTGATCGTAAGATGCGGACACTTCTGTCTCCCAGAGTAGTTGCATCCACTGTCTCGCATGATGCTTCCACGTTGATGTCTCCCACATACATCTTGGCCGTGAATTCCCTGCCACGGTATCTCATTTTCACGTCGCAGACCTTTCCGGGCTCAAAGTCGATGATGTTCAGCAGCGTATAGCCGCAGTATTCGCATTTGCATCCCTCTATGGGGGCACCGCAATTTGGGCAGTTCATCGTCCCTTCCACCGTCCTTCCTTGTAGTCGTACTCCCGCAGGCAGTCGTAGCGCTCCCGGAACGGGTAGAACTTCTCGCCGTTTCCCTTGTATGCCTCCTGTAGAGCCTTATCCAGCTGTTCCTGATACCAGTCCGATTCATCCATTGGCAGAAAAGCCGGGCGGAAATACTGCATATAGTCGTTGACTTTCCGCAGGACTTTCAAGATTCTGGTTCCGCTGAATGTATCCTTTCCCATGATTTCCGGGTCTCGCAAGGCCAGGGAGATATAGTCGCACATTTGCTGTGTTCCGAGGCCCCAACCATCGTTGAAGCACTGCCGCTGAACAGCCTCCTGCTTGGCAAGATACGCATTTTGTTTTGCCATATGCTTTTCCTTTCTTTTCTTAGTAAATCCCTGTATAGAACTATAACAACATACACACAAGATATAAAATTATATTATATATACTATACAGGGATAAAGCTATAATATTAAATTCCGTCTCCTGTTTTTCGTTTTCTTTCTCCTTTCTGTACAATCCTTCCCAGGCGGGCACGGCCGCTTTCCCCCGCGGACGAATATGTAATTGCAGCACCGGCTGCCCTCGTAGTACCCGAAGAAATACCGGCACCCGGCGCAGTACTTCCTGCCGTCCTTGTACTCCACATTACCGCCCCATTTCCTTATCCCGCGTCAGCCGCCGCTTTCCTGTCACGGTATCTCCTTTGAGCGGCTCTCTGGGCGTGGGCTTTCTGGCACTCCAAGCTGCAATAGATTTTCTGCTTAATTTTCCCCTGCGTGAATTCCTTCCCGCACTGGGGGCAGATTTTGGAAATGCCCTGTGGCGCTTCTACGTCCTCCACATCGTCCTGAATTGGCGGGTGGTATCCGTGCATTGCCATGTACTTCCCGTAGCTCGTCCCGGCCTTCTGGGCGGCTATGGAGCACAGGGTGAGATAGTCCGTTTTCTTGCTCATGGTTCTCACTCCTTTATTTCCCGCCACAGCTCGATGACGTCCTTGACGATTATAAGAATCACCCATGTCAGCCCCGTGGCAATAAGCACGCAGAAAAGCAGGAACACAATCACAGCGAACACAGTCGCGATAACTTTAACCATCCTCTGCTCCCCCTTTCTTCTTGGCAATCCGCTTTTTCTCCGCTTCCTTCAGGGCGTTAAACACCATGATGTAAATATCCATTGTGTAGTCAGTGTCCACCGGAATCAGCGGGGCGATAAAGTGCCAGCAGTCCATAAACGTGATATCACTTTTCATCCGGCTTGGCCTCCCGTGGTAGTTTGATTTCTGCCCCATTGTGCAGATCGTTGCTTTCCATCATATAGCATGACATTTTCAGATACCCGTCCAGATCGTCCACGACCCCGCAGAGGTAGGCGCACCGCATACCATCGGGAATATCAAGTGTGATTTTCATTCGATTTTCTCCTTTCTCCATGACTGCAAAAATCTTCCGGGGCAACCTCCATATCGCTGACGCCGCAGATGAGAAAACCGTTAGCGTTAACTGTCGCGTTAACAAGATGCTCGCAGCCCCGGCACCTTACTGCCGGAACGGCATCCACTGTATCAGCCTTATTTATCATCATCACAATGTTCTCTACTGTCAGATATGTGGTGTTGCTTCCTGTGCTAAATGCTATGATTCTGCGACGAAGCTCGTCCGCATCAATCTGCCGCATTTTCTTACCCTCCTATACTTCGAATTGATAATATTCAAAAATCCATCTAATAGCGTGTTGCAGTTCATCTTTCGTAACGCCGTTCAGCGTTTCAAGGGCTGAAATCTTTTCAATGGCTATGACTTTTGCCCAGATCGGGACTGTTTTATCGTCCAGCCGATATTTAAAAATTTCAGCGGCTTGTCCGAGACTTAAATTTCCGTTACATGGTAATGGAATCACAGCCGGTTCTGGCTTCTCAATGGTTTCCTGGGGAAATCCGTCCATTTTGGTTTGCATGGTCAACAAGGGAACACCTCCTCCGGCGGTTCAGGCAGCGGCATCCAGTGGGTTACATCGGTTACATACCGTTGCGCATACACAAACACCCAGCCTTTCCCATTCCACGAAACGATTTCCGGGCAGTATCTTGCAAAGGGGTTATCTTTGTACCAGCCCAAAACCGAAACGTTCTTCTCCGGCAGCCTCTCACTGCACGGAATCCACCTTGTCCGCTCCAACGCCTCCATGCCCATCCGGCAGGCTTCGTTCACCTCGTCCAGGCCGTCATAATGCTCCCGGTGTTCCGGGTTCAGGATTTCAATCGCGCGTTCGATTTTCAAAATCCGTACCTCCTACATGCATCTTTCCATAGTTCATCAAACCCGCATTTGCAGCCATTTACCGTGTAGATAAAATAACAGATGATTTTAAGTTGCCGTTCAGTCATCGGTTCCATCCTCCAAATCCATTTTTGCGCCGCAATGGCAATATGGGTATAGACGGCGAACAACTCCGTATTCACCGGCTTCAAGCAATATACCTATGGCGTCAGTATCAACCTTACGCCCACACACCGAGCATACCAGACATAAAGCCGATCTGCGCGGGCGCCGGATATTCCAGTTACCATGCCGCACCGGCTCCACGTCGGCGGCGGGAAGATCGCGGAGAATCTGTAGAAATCTTGGTGAGACGTTAAACAGCTCAGGGTTTTGCAATTCCGTCAGTGCCGCCTCCCGGCTGATGTAATCACTCATTTCAATTCCTCCACGTAGCACCAACTTTGGGGCGGGCGTTTGATTGTCCTACCATCACAATCCATTTTGGTGTAGTTGTAATAAGGGCATTCCCCGCACCCCACATCAATTTTACATAGCCCCTTGAACGCGCTCAGCGGTTTCGGCGTATCGTAGATTTTAAGGTCGGAGATGTGCCAGGCAAAACAGTTTTGGCCTTTTGCATATGCCTTCAGTTCTGCATCGGTCAAACAAGCTCGTTTAATAAGCTCCTTGTGCCATTCATGGACATCCCCCGCAAGATGATGCCAATTATCGGTACAGACATTGAACAGAGGCGTTATTCTGTCACAGGTGAACTCGCCAATGACCTTGCCATTACACCGACCAACGGTATTTGTGCGATAATTGGGCTTGTCCAGTTCCCCACAGGATATGGAAATATAATGGTGATCCATAGTGCAATAGATATAGCACTTGAACGGTGTTTCCAGCTTCGGACGGGTCTTTCGCACCTCAACGGTCTTTTCACCTCTGGCAATCTTCTCCACCCACGCTGGGCGGATGCTGATAAGTACCGCGTTAGCCATTTCCATTACCTCCCTTTCCTTTAGCTCGGAATCTGATTGGCTCAAAGCCGCAAGACGTGTATTCCGGCTTAACTGAATACGCCATACTGCACCAATCAAAGTTGATACAGTCTCCGCAGGTCATACCGTTCGGCAGCAACATACACTGATGTTTGCAGTTTTTTGCCTTATACCATTCGCAGTCTTTACATTTCATCGTTAACCCTCCGGTTCCACGCTTCGATTGCTTCTTCCTTGTTCACAAAATACTCTTTGCCAATCATTGATGAAACAATTTTTCTTTTTCTTCCAGCCATTGCCGTACAACATTTGCATTGAATGTATACTATTCCCGCATATAAATTTGTTGTAAGCATTGCTTCACCCCCGCAGAACGGGCAGGGCTTCAATTTGATTTCATCCATGTTTATCCCTCCATTTTTCCCCGCAGGGAATCCTTGATGTAGTAATCAAGCCCAAGCCTCTGGCAGAGCTGTTCCACATCCTGCCCGAACTGCTTCCAGTCGATATTGCTCGGATGGTAGTTCAGTTTCCCGATTTTTACCTTGTCGAAAATATCGTGGCATTCCGAAAGCATTTCTATAACCCCATGAGGGTTCAACACCGGCTCGCAGGAAACCCATGTGCTGATACCGCACTGTTTCGCAGAGTAGAGGTCAATCAGCCGATCAGATGGGGCATAGGGGCCAATATTGGAGCCGTCATAGGTGATTCCGTACCAGTCGTTTTTGTCCAGCAAATCAAAGTCCCGGCTGCCGTCACCCTTGGTGAGGATCTGAACGTGGTTCCCGCTCTCTTTGATGGCTTCGATAACGGCCCTGGTGGCGGAAGTGTCGTAGCCCGTGGGGTACGGGTCGCAGGTGAAGCAAAGGTGTATAAGCTGCCCCTTGACCTGCTCTTTCTCCAGCTGCTGCTTCAGCGCGTCAACCAGCCCCGGGCGGGGTGCTACGTTGGCGTGAAAGGTCTCACGATCCCGGTGCAGCACATTGGGTGCAAAACAGTAGTAGCACCTGTGGGGGCAGCCGGTGTAGATATTGACGGCGTAATCGCCGTATTCCTTGGCTTTTCCTTTCGGAATATACAAAGGTTTCATGTTTTTACTCTCCTTCCCGCCCGGGTTGCCCCGGGCTTATCTGCTATCTAAAAATCGCTACCATAGACGGAAACGGTGCTGGGTTCATTGCCACCCCGTTTTCATCTTCAAATTTTAACCGCCCACGCAGAAACCGAATTTCCGCTTTTCCGTATATGTAATCGTGGAAATAGCTTGTGTCCGTCCGTGCCGGAATCAGCATGGCGATTGTCACACCCCCACGGACATGTTCAGAATATGCCTTTTGAAGTATCCGTAAAGGTAGAATACCATGAAAAACAGCTTTGCTTTCAGGCCATTTGCAAAACGTTCCAAATTAAGAACGCCTTTCTTCGGGTACAGGCGGCAAGCCCCGGCGTTGGAAATGAACGTGCATGGAGGGTGCGCAATAATTAAATCCCACCCGAAACGGTGAATGATATGCACCTGCCCGTCCATGGTGACGATTGTGCCGCCCTTGATGGCTTCCAGAGCGTCACCCAAAATGTGCCATTCAGGTTTCCCACCGGACGGTTCCTGAATATCGCAGGAGTAGGCTTCATGCCCCCGCGCCCGGAACGCCTTGCAAACGGTTTGCGATTCCTCGCAAGCTACAAGCACTTTCATTTCTCGCTTTCCTCCACCGGGGCTTTGAGCCATGCCAACCTGCATTCCTCGCATCCCGGCATATTCTCGCAGATATCTTTACGCCCCTCGCAAATAAACGTCCCGGTGCTGAGTAACTTTGCCAGCTCCTCATCCGTCATGTTCCGGATACGGTCGGCGTTGGTCATCGGCTCATACCGATCTTTCAAGCCTTCATCGTGAATGCAGCCGTCACAAGCCGCCCGTCCATCCGGGGCAATTCGGTACTTGCAGCTGGAACACTTGTCAGATTTATTCTCCATCACTCTTAGCCTCCACAAACTCGCCGTTTTTCAGCATGTACGGTGTATCCGCTTTGATTTTTTCGCCATCCACATACTCCGTTTTCACACATACCGGGACGTGTCGTTGCTTTGCGTCGTCGAATTTCCACTCGGCCAGCGTAATCCAGCAGCCCACCGAAGCCTTGACCACGGAGCCATGTCCGGCGCAGCAAATCACCGAATCTTCTCCTGTACAGTTGATTCTTGCGGAGTCCCCGGAGCTGCCAATCCGGGCGCAGTTCCCGGAGCTGCCAATCTGGGCGCAGTACCCGGAGCTGCCAATCTTGGCGGAGTCCCCGGAGCTGCCAATCTTGGCGGAGTCCCCGGAGCTGCCAATCCGGGCGGAGTTCCCGGAGCTGCCAATCTGGGCGGAGTTCCCGGAGCTGCCAATCTTGGCGTAGTCCCCGGAGCTGCCAATCTTGGCGTAGTCCCCGGAGCTGCCAATCTGGGCGGAGTCCCCGGAGATAACGTTTTCACTCGGCATCTCAGCAATAGTCTTTTCCAGTACAAAATCCACACATGCCCTGATAAATCCGGATAGTCCCAGTTTTACGCCGATTTTCAGTTTTCGGGAGCAGAATTTTTTCTTATCATCCGTCTTCGGCTCGTCCAGCGCTTCAACCTCCGTGAACTCGTTCGGCGTGCCATCAGGGCGAATCAAACCATAGTAATCCAGCACATCAAAGGGGTTTTCGCAAAAGTGCATTCCCTTTTCACAGATTTTCGCCTCCGGTTCCTCGAAAACGGTGTTTTCCTGATACTGCTTATCCTTGCAGATCAAGCCGGGGTTGAATCCCTTGTAACCTTTCATTTTGCATTTCCTTTCTGTTTGCATTTATTCCCCCGAGGGACTTTCCCCCACCTGGGCGGGGTGCAATTCTGTTTTACCGGCCTGAAACAGCCGTACATTTTCGCCTTGCTCATGCTCAAAAACAATCCCCTCTCTCACCAAATCCGGGTGTTCGTACCGAAAAAATTGGCGTTGTTTTTTGTGGTTTTTCCCTAGTTTCATGATGTTTTTGTTCCAGTTATCGATGAAATACGTTTCCCATGCCTTGCAGCCGTCCCCGTTGGTTGGGCAATCGTCCCGCGTGCAGTTTCTGCAAAAGGGGCTTGACGAATCGATGTACTGGCCGGGTTTTTCTGTCATAATGCGTCCCTTCTTTCATCTGCGCCCGCCGCCAAAACCTGCCGTATAGCTTCCAGTTCGGCGTCCCCCAGCTCACCGGACGCGCCCTTGGGGATGTCGTGCTTCCCATAGCGCCTAGCCGGTGGAACAGATGCAGCGCTGCCTCTGTCCTGCTCTTTGGCAAGCCAGCCATTGATAAATCGCTGTACCCCGCCCTTGGTTTTCCGCTTGGATGGGTTTGCGTCACACCACCCGGCCATTTTCCGAAGCTCTGCCAGGATATCAACGGCGGGGTAGAGTTCTGCCCATTTGTCCACGTCAGCCCGAAAAACAGGGTAAAGGGATTTATCATTCAGCATGATCTGGCACACCGGCGGCGTGGAGGCGGTGTCCGGCTCCGCGCCTATACTCTCCTTTACTCTACTTTTCTCTACTCTACTCTCCTCTACTCTACTATGTCTTTGGATGTCAGCATTTTTTGAGAAAATGTTGACATTTCTGCTTGAAATGTTTACATTGGGGCAAATTTGGGCGCACTCGACCAGAAGGATGTTGTAATCGACTTCAAGACTTTTACGGCGGCTGACTGCCTCGAAGTACCGCTTCTGAATTCCCCGTGAAGTCAGAACGTGATACTTGTCATATATCTCTTTGTCGAACATCCCTCGTCTGATAGAAGCCTCTATTATTTCGGAAACGACGCTCCCACCCAGCCCGCATCTTCGGGCGAACAAAAGCGCAACCTCCTCTGTCCATTCAATGTAATAACCCTCCTTGCCGTATATCTCTTGCAGCAAGTGAACGATTACACCAAATCCTGTCAAGCCATATTCTGCTTCTATCAGTTCAAATTTCTTGTCCAAGCAAACATCAAGCGGAAAGAAATCAAGTCCGCTTTTGATTGCCATAGTTTACTCCTCGCTTCCCCGCCTAGGGAATAGAACAATTTGAAAGTCGCGCCTGCCAAAAATGTCAACTATGTGTTTTACTTCTTCTTCGGATATATCATCCAGTCGGAGAATATTATCTTGAAGGTCACTCAATTCAAAGATATCCTCGGCATCGGTGACGATAACGTCATATTTCATTGCGCATTCACCTCCTTCCCCAGCGAATATCTTGCAAAGCACGTCCGCTCCCCGTACCGGTTCTTCCCGGTGACGGTTTCGCTCTTGATGGGTACGCCCTGGGCTTTCAAATCCCAGATTCTTGCACCCAGACGGTAACAGCCGTACTCGGTAACAGCCTCGGCCTGAGTGATACTTCCATAGTCCTGCAAATGCCGCAGGATACGCTCACATTGTGTCACGGGGTGCCTCCTCTCCGGTAAGACGAACCGCCACGCATGGGCGGGTGCCGTACCGCTTGCAGACTGTGGCGTCTGTGATAGCTGCATCATCCTTGTAGGCGATACCGTTCAGGGCATCACACACAATCTTGCCTATGTTGTCCCAGTCGGGTTTCACCATGGGCAGAATCCGATTGTCAATCGCTTCGGCCTGCTTGCGCTTGCTCCACGAATGGGGAACGGGGTAGATTGCCGCAATGTCAACCCGGATAGTGCCGGTGAACTTTGCCCCGTGGGCTTCGCACTGGTATGCCCATGCCACCAGCTTTTCATAGTCCTTCGTTTTCTTTGGGGTGTATGTCGCACCGTTCTGGGTAAAGCGGGGGCGCTCCTTCCCTTGCGGAACGCCGGGAATCGTAAATTCAATCGTCACGTTTTCGCTCCTTCCTTTGGAGTTGGCGGTTTCACCTCCCACCGCCAAGGGGAAAATGCAAACTGTACTGTCAATCTTTTTAAGTAAAGATTGATTTTTCCGGCCTAGAACGGCAAGGCGGGGTCGTCTTCGGTGATCTCCTGATATCCCCAGGGCCTCTGCTGACTGTATCCGTTGCCCCGGTTCGTCTGCTGTGGGGCGCTGGGCTGCCCGTATCCGGCGTTTTGTGCCGTTCCGGTATTAGCTGCCTCCTGCGAGTTGCGCTTGCTGGAAAGCAGCTCAACGTTTGTGGTCACTATCTCAAACGTCCGGCGCTTGTTCCCGTTCTTGTCCGTCCAGTCCCTGGCTTGCAGCGCTCCGGAAACGGCTACGATGTCGCCCTTATGGCCGTACTGCGTCAGGTACTCAGCCCCCTGCCGCCACGTGACGAAGTCCAGAAAATCGGTGACGTCTTTCGCCATCGGCCGCTTGACGGCAAGGCTGTAGGAGCAAACCGCCGTTCCCTCCTGGGTTCTTCTCAGCTCCGGGTCGGCGGTGAGCCGCCCGACAAATTGACAATTATTCATGTGTTCTCCTTCCTGCAAATCAGATCGTTTTCGTTCCAGCCGGGATAAATACCCATCAGGTACTCCCGGAAATACGCCCTCATTTCCATTCTCGCCGTGGTTTGATCGTACCGACTGTGACATCTGGGGCAGAGGGTAAGCCCGTTCTGGGCAATGCCAAGCCCTCCCTGCGCCCGGGATATGTAGTGGGCGTTGCTCCATGCCAGAGGGGCAGGGGCGGGAGCGCCGCAGAATACGCAGCACGTCCAGCCGTCAATGCTGTCCCGCTGGGCAATCGCCATTTTCTCGTCCCGGGTGAAGTCCCTCGCTTTGGTGTCCTTCCTCAACGCCATTCCTCCTTGAGCAGTTCCAGCTTGTCCGGGGGCAGGGTTTCAATGTCCAGCGCCTTGCAGTCCTGTATCAGATTGTCGATCAGCCGCGCCATCTGTTTGGTGTCGTAGGTGCTGGAACCGTGGTATGCCGCCAGGTTCCGGCACCCAGGCACCTGAGACGCGCCCAGGCTGTCCACCAGCCATCCAAGGCCGTTTTTCTGCCAGCTCCGTGTGAACCGCTCCACATCCTGCTCCCGGACGCACATGGGCGTGTAATTGTCTCCCACGCCCCGAATGGCGTTCCGGTATACCTCTACCGGGGGAATCCCCATAGCGGCGGCAAGCTTGTGAATCAGCACCCAGGCATAGGCGTTTGCGTCCAGGCTCCGCTTTTCCCGATGCTCCTTTAGGGATAAGTCGTAGGGCGCGTCCTTCATCTTCCGGATAAAGGCCATCGCCTTGCCCAGCTCGGAACGGGAAGGCTTTACCATCAGCCAGCCGCCCTCAAGCTTTGCCTCGGTGAATGTAAGCTCCGTCATGCTTGCTGCCACACAAACGCCCGAAGGTTCTTTGTGTCATTGCGGATTGCAAGGCCGGTGATCCGCCCGGTCTTTTCGTCATAGGCGATTTTCTCAACGCTGAACTTATCGTAGCAGTTGAACCTGGTCTTTCCGTTGAAGGACGATGCCTTGATCTCCGCCTTGTTGTTGGGAATCCATACAAACGGGGACGTATACAGTTCTCTTCCGATACCCCAGCGGAACCCGGCACGCTTGAAGGCGTCGCTTGCCTCGCCTTTTTTCTGGTTGCCTTCCTCGTCCTCGCGGCTTTCGATACCGCAGTCCCATTTCCATTGAATACCGCCGTTCTCCTGGATAATCCCGATACCGGCGTAGAGATTGCCCTTGATCTCCTTGTAGTCGTTCGTCCAGTTGCCCGCGCCTACCGTCTCGTCCAGCAAGTCCATATCCGTCCTTGCCGTCTTGTACAGCAGACACACCAGACCATTTTCCTTGACCTGCTTGACCTTGACCTCAATCTCGTCAGCGGTCAGAAACCGAAACATTCTTGCCATCGTCTTCCTCCTTAAATTCCAGCGGGCATTCATACCCAACTGTCGCTCTTGTATCCAGCAGATACTCCCCGGTCAACCGGCACTGCTTCCGGGCGTATGTTTCCATACACGGGCAGAGGTCACAGCACACATGCCCCTCCGGGAAATAAATGCTTGCCGTGGCTTTCTCGTACCACAGGCAGCTTTTTTTATCCGCCATAATCCACCTCAATCATAGGAAATCTCCCGCCATTCCTCCCGGCTGTCCATGCAGAGGTCGCAAATGGCATCGTCCCGGATTTTCCAGTATTTGTGCCCCACGGTTCTCCCGCAGCAGATGCACACCGGAATGCTGCTGTCCGTTGCCTGGGAATCGTACAGATAATCGTAATCCGGATTCACGCCAACATCATCCATTGACTTTCCTTTCTCCATCTGGTATACTGTAAATGATAGAGTTTTTATATCGCTTGCCGTTCCCGGCGCTGCAACATCGGGGGCGGCTTTTTATCGCCCTCTGATGCACCGTCCGATACCGGCACCC